CACTCAACCGTGATCAAATACTCCAACCCGCCCAGCAAAGGTGGGTCCGCGGTAGACAAATCATTCACGATAACAATGGGCGCAAAGCCCGCGAACTCCTGTGCTCGATTCGTAGTCCAGGTAAATGGAATTGATTCAACCGCGCGGAGCGGTGTGAAATCAGCAAGGTCGGCCATGTCGTAAGGAGTCGCGGATGCTTGTACTCCCCGCAAACACAGTTTACCACCGGCGCACAGTCGTGGCGCGTTGTAGGAAGTGAACTGATCTGCGAAGGCGTTCCACGTCCGGGCGTTGTCCTTCAGGTGGGACTTGGTCTTCAGCTTGCCGATGCGTGCCACGCCACCCGCCGTCCCCACAGGACTCGGGTACATGATTTGGACCGTGTAGGCCGCTGGCACCAGCTCGCAATTCGACCACCCGCTCTGTATAGCCCCTGACGTGTCCGCGAGAGCCATCATCGGGATAGGAACCGTGTTGTTCGGCGCATTCATCGCCGCCCCGGGGTTGACACACTCGACGCCTACGAAGGAACTCCAAACGGGGCGCTCCTGAGCCGTCGTGTCCGCCGATTGCATCGGCCCGAGTATCACAACTGGTGCAGAGCTCCGGTGCAACGTCGTGGTGCGCACTACCGCATATGGCCCGATAGCACGGGGCAGCGGCAAGTGGCAGGTCTTCGTCGCGTCGAAAACGCTCATCAATGACGGCCCGCGTGGGATGCGGGACCCGCCGTTGAACGCGGTCGTCGGCACTGCAGCCATGCCCTGGCGATAAGGACGCGTGTAGGTCTCGCTCTGTTGCTGGGGCCTGCCACGACGCCTCGCGCCATTCTTCTTCCTTCCCCCGCCCGACAGGGCGGCTCTCGCGTTGCGTACTTCGGAACGGAGCGCAGCCATTTGACGGCGACTGCGCGGCATTATGATAAATACTGGCTGAATTCGGCGACGCGGCACGCGGCCACGCGGACACTACTATCTGGGGGGGTGTGCGTCACAGATAGCACCTAAAGAGTCGAGCCCCCCAGTTATCGCTATAAAGCTACTGCCCTTAATGTTTATTTGGTTTCGGGCCACCACCCACTAATGGGGTACTAAGAGGACCGCCCCGCCGCCGGCTAAGCGACGGGGCAGCGCGCAGGCAACTGCGGCTTGCCGGGTGTTTGTAATGAGAAAAGGAGAGCTACTCCCACATGCTAAATCCGAGGGCTGGGCCGTAAATCCCAGCGATCCATTTTGTACTCCTGGTGGACTTGGAGCTTCCACGAGCCCCAAGAGCTTGCGCACCCGGCCGCGATAGCCGAACGCGTGATCCACGGTCTTTCACCACATTACTTCTGCTGAAGATCAGAAAAGCGGGGCCTAAGCCGCCAATCGTCCCTTTCGCAGCTACCAGACCGCTTCGCGACACCAACACCAGGTAGTAACCACCATTTTACAACGTCCACTCCAAAGGACCTAACCGTCGGACACGGAAATGGTGGCGCCCTCACCGCCAAGTCATTCCAGACTACCCAGGCTCTTCACGGGCTACCGCTACTGAGGCATAAGGGAGAGTTTCGGGGTGTGTCGCGGGCAAAGAGAGTAGCGTCGCCGAACAAGCGCGTGAGACGCGTTGCGAGGTATGTTCCGCCACGTGCGGCTGCTGGGGCACTGCCTGTCAAGCAGCGCCATCCACTGGGCTTTCGCCGCGAACATTCGCGGACAATAGAGCTCCCCCCCAGTGGCAACCGAAACATATCTCTCTCTCTCCCCCCCCCTAGGCGGCCTAAGGATATATATCCGCCGATCTTCTTATGGCACGCCAATCGACGCTCAAACTTGCTGCAGTCGCCGTCCAACGATGCTGCAGAAGCGTGCCACCCTCGCAGGCTCTGTGACAACCCACGGGTAATTTACGCGCGACTCGCGCGGGACTCAAACAAAACAAACACCTGAATTCCCTACCGGCCAAAATGGCCCCTACTCTGACCGCCGTCGCGGTCAGCCGATCCATGACGCGGGGTAGTGCGTCCGTAAGTCCAGTCCATGGACGTTTACGTCAGGCACTGCCGAAGCCGCAGCCCACTCTGCATCCGTGAATTCCCCACATGTGACACGAGCTAACGCCTGCCACTCATCCGGCTTCACACCTTCGAAGTCGGGAAAAGGCATGTCGTTCAACGTGCGCGAGCCATGTGTGGGAAGCTCGCCGTAGAGGGCGAGAAATTGTTCACGTACCATTTCGTCCGTGACGGCGGCTCCACCCTGGTTTGCATCGTACACGCCTTTACAAAAGGCCCAGAATGGTTCACACCGCGCGAACTCCCGTCCCAACGTCGCCGCGAATATCCGTGTGCAGGTCTTGCGCTGCTCCGGAGTGACGGCGGTTGTGGTCCATTGTTTGGTGTTAAGCAGACGTTTCATCTCAGGGCACGCAACAAGTTCGTCGCCCTGATAGACAGCTGCGTTATTGTGGAGCAAGATGTCGTACCCCACAACGCGAGCGTAGTCATGGCCAGTCTCAGACTTCCACAGGAGCTTGGGCTTCCATCCCCAGCGCCTGAAAAAGTCGTCGATCAGAGACGGCCCTCCCTCGTAAGCCGGTAGCCACACCGCTTCTTCCACTCGGCCGACTGTGTCGTCGCCTTCAAAGACGAGCCGGGCCAAGTACTTTTCGCCGTCGCGGGCGCTTATGTAAAACAAACTCTTGCCCCTGGTCTTGATCAAGGACTGGATGGCCTTGTCCATGTGTTCTGGTGCGACCAGAAAAGATAACCAGGCGAGTAAGTTTTGGAAGAAGTTGCCGGACGATGTTAGTCGGTCACCCGATTCTCGCATCGCTCGCGGCAAGGATAGCTTGAAGGTGCGTCGCTCCCCGGCCTCGTCTTTATAGGTCATTGACCAAACGACGCTCTCGGTGCGATCGCAGAGAACTCGATTAAAGAGTAACGAGCCCGACTCCTCCAAGCCGACGAAATCGGCTATGTGACGCAGGATGCGGCATTCAGCAGCCTTGAGCTGCTTAGAAATGCCAAACTCAAACGCCGTGAGATCGTTTTCACACCACTTCCCCCTCTGCATCTCAGAGAGGTTCTTCGCCACATCGCTTAAAACGTGACTCTTAGTGCGGTGTTTGATGCTCATTTGTTCCAACCCGTGAAACATGACGTCTTCAAAGATCCATGCGATTTTCGCAAGCGCCGTAAGGCGGACCTCTTTGTGGTTCGCGATAGGGCGCGGCTTGTTTTTCGCACTCACCTCTGATTTGGGAAAAGCTGCTATGAACTTGCTGAAGGATGGCCTATCCAAGAAAAGCCCGCGTCCTCCTTCAGCTTGGTTCATCGCGTCCAGATGCCATTGCATCTTTTGCTCTTCCGAAAGTTTCTTCGGCATCGCCGTCCTGCATACATTCTCGTAGCGGCACAGTGAGCTTCTCATGGCATTGTCGGTGAAGAGGCGTTCCTCCAATCCGGCCAATGCCCGCTCCATGCTCTTGTGCTCGCGTATCGATGGGTCAAAATTGCCCACTCCGTTGTCACGCAAAGCCTGTGCTGCCTCGAGATTACGAGGGTCCCCATTGAAGAGGAACACTCTATTGTCGCCCATGTGCGGGAATCTGCCGTGTGCGGTACGGACACCAATGTCGGCCTCGTCATCGGCCGCCTGTCCCTCCGTGTCGGCTGTCGTGGTCTTGACGTGGGCCGTAGAGCCCGTCAAGGTGCCACCTTCCGCGAAGGCGCGCTGCTGCGCATCGACTACTTCCGATGCCACGGCTTCGTCGGCCCCAAATGTGAGGCCTGGCGGTGATCGAACCGCAATCTTCGCGTCAGGATCGGGGCGGGCAGCGTCCCCCGCCCCATCCTCCGAGGCTGCCAAAATGGCCTCCCCCGGTGCTGGCTCCTCGTCGCCGCCAGCCTGTTTCACCTCCGGTTCACGCCATCGTTTCCAGGACGTCCCCTGGATACTGCCGAGACCACAGGATCCACAAAAACCCCTCCGTTTGAGCGAGAGCTCGTCCCTCACGGCCCACGTGCCTATAGTCAGGGCCGCGTTCTTACGCACGGCACCCGGCTCGGCAGCTTGGAGGTTGTTGAGTTGCAACTCGGCATTGGCAGGTTTGGTTCCCCAGGCATTTGCTGCATAACACTTCCCGGCAAGGGAGCGAGTATGAGCCAAAGTGCTGGCCGATATATACACCGTCTTAACGACTTCCTCGTCGTAAAACGGCCATCTGGCCGAAAACCGGTACATTGCACAAGCGCAGCGCGAACACGTCGTCGGCACCACACAATCGCGCACATACCACTGCTCTTCCTCTGGCGAAGGATACGGCTCGGCCAGGGTTGCGAACTCGTCTTCGTAGCAATGCGCACATACCTCCAACGGCACGGTGCCGAACATGGCGGGATTGCAAAGCAGCGAAAGACCCACTGTAGCCCACTCCCCGTCGGGAGGCTCGCCGTGTGGTTAGGCGAGATAATGGTGGTTCAAGTTGACACAGATGCACCTTGAG